TAAAAAGTACAACTAAAGCAAAAATGAGCAAACTGGATTCATTAAGAGAATTGGCAAAGAATGGCTAAATTAGAATCTGAACTTTTAAGATATTGTGAAACTGAGCAATGTGAATTAATACATAAATCACAGCAAAGATTTCTATATGACTTAAAACGTACGGATATTTATTTAGATTACGAGAAAGCTAATTTTGCAATAGGATTTATTGAAAGTTTAAACCACGTGGATGGATCGCCATTTAAATTAGAACTATGGCAGAAGTTTTTATTAGCTAATCTATTTGGTTGGTATTATAACAATGGAACAAGAAGATTTAAAACAAGCTATATTGAAGTGCCACGAAAGAATGGCAAAACTGCCTTAGCTGCAGCCATTGCTTTATATGGATTGATTGCCGATACTCACGATGATGGCCAGATTTATACCTGCGCTACTACACGTGATCAAGCTACGATTTGTTACAAGGCTGCAAAGCAAATGATAAAACAAACTGATTGGCTTAATGAATTAGTCAGAGTAATGCAGTATGAACTGATTAATATTGAAAAAGGTTTTGATACTGGTATAATGAAAGCTTTATCAAGTGATTCAAATACATTGGATGGATTAAAGCCATACATTGCTGTAGTTGATGAATATCACGCTCACAAAACTGATGAAGTTTATAATGTAGTAAAGTCAGGAATGGGCGCAACTAAGAATCCATTGCTTTTTACAATTACTACTGCAGGATTTTTAAAAGATGGGCCTTGCTTTAAAGAACGTAAGTATTGCATTGAAGTATTGAGCGAAAAGCTAAAGGATGATACTTTATTTGCAATGATATTTACCATTGATGAGAATGATGACTGGCAAGATCCAAATGCTTGGCAAAAAGCTAATCCTAATTTAAATGTATCGGTTAACTTAGATTTTTTAAAAGCAGAATTAACTGCAGCTAAGAATGATGGCAGTAAGGAAATAAACTTTAAAACTAAATATTTAAATGTTTGGACTGATACTGCTACAACTTGGATACCTGATGAGAAGTGGATAACAAGCGGTCAAGCATTTGATGAAAGTATTTTGGAAGGTAGAGAATGTTTTGGCGGAATGGATTTGAGTAAGTCACAAGATTTTAGTAGTTTGGTTTTAAACTTTCCGCCATTACCAGGTGAAACGGATTTTAAACAATTGTATTTTTTTTGGATTCCAAATGATGTTGCTAAGGAACGCCACAAAAGAAACTATCATAATTATGTCAATTGGAATAAGATTGGACTAATTAAATTTACTGAAGGCAATGTAATAGATCACCAAATAATAAGAAATGATATTAATGAACTTGCAAGTAAATATAAGATACAGTTTATAAACTATGATGCTATTTTTGCAACTACATTAGTTACCGAGCTAACTGAGGATGGAATAAGTTTGCATCCATTTAGACAAGGCTTTATGTCTATGGCTGCTCCAACTGCTGAACTTGAAAGGCTAATAATTAGCAAAGAATTGAGCCACAATAATAATGAGGTTATAAGGTGGATGGCAGGAAACGTATTAATATTACGTGATGCCAGTGGTAATATGAAAGTTGATAAAAGTAAACCTGATAATAAAGTGGATGGAATTGTAAGTAACATTATGGCCATTGCTGCTTATATGCAACATATGAAAGAGAATCCAAAAGAACAAGAATATTTTTTTATTAATGTAAGATAAATTATGACAATTACAGAGTATTTTCAACGCTATTACAATTTATTACCATTTCACACAAATGGCGAACAAGCTTATATTGCTTTAGAGATAGAGTATTTTGAAAAGTTTAAAAGAAATAGGTTTAAAACTTATAATAGCTTTAAAAGAAGTAAGAACTATTATTTTGGGCTATATTAGATAGTTACAATTAGATACAATAGCTTTATGTTACTTTGTAAAAATAATGGCTAATTTATTAACTCGTTTTTTACCGACAATATCATTTAGGGCTAAAGCTCCAAAGTCATTAATGCCTGCTAACCAGTTTAGCGGATTTCCATTGCAAAATTGGTTTAGTGGCTTTGCTAAAAGTGGTGAACAAGTATCTGAAAAGAATGTAAAGCAGTTAGCTGTTTACTATGCTTGTATAAGAAATATTGCTGAAGATATTAGTAAATTACCTTATATAGTAGTTAAAACTGAAAAGAATGGCAATAAAAGTAGAGTAAGTAACTTAAATGTTGCTAAAATACTACAAGTTAAGCCAAATAGTTATTCAACTCCAATTGGTTTAAAATATTCAATTATAAATGATGCAATTGCTAGAGGTAATGGTTATGCTTTAATTATTAGGGACAAAGCAGGATTAGCTACTGAAATGCATTATATTGATTCTAATTTTGTATTTCCTGAATTTGATATTGATACTAAATCAATGTTTTATCAAATTAATTATACACCATTAGGTTTAAGTGGCATTTATTCTAGTGAAGATATATTTCATATAAAAGGGCCAGGTAATTCTATGGTTGGCCAATCAGTATTAGCTTTTCAATTAGAAACTTTAGGTCACGCATTAGCAATTCAAAATTATTCAAGTAAATATTTTAGCGGTGGCGCTTCAATGAGTGGGATTCTTACTTTTGAAGGAGTTAATGATGAAAAGAAACTAAGACAATATACTGAAATGTTTATGGCTTCTTATACTGGTGGCGCAATAGCAGCAATGCCAAGTGGTGTGAAGTTTGAAGCAATGGGTAATGATCCCCAAAAATCACAGTTTATAGAAACTGAAAACTATATGCGTGGTGAAATTGCTAGATGGTTTAGAATGCCATTGAGTAAATTACAAGATTTGTCAGATACAAATAATTCAGCATTAGAACAAGTTAATATTAACTATGTAACTGATTGTTTAATGCCTTGGATTGTAAGATTTGAACAAGAAGCTGATCAAAAACTATATGCTATTTACGAACGTGATATTTATGATGGCTATATTGATACTGATATGCTTTTACGTGGCGATTCGGCAGCAATGGAGCGCAAAGTAAGAACAATGTTCACTAGTGGTGCAATAACTCCAAATGAAGTACGCAAAATGTATGCAATCAATACAATTGATGAAGATTATGCAAATAGTAGCTATATGCCAAGCAATATGATGCCAGGCGAAACTGCTATTCCATTTTGGACAGCACAAGCAGAAAAAAATCAACAATTAACCAATAGTCAACCTGGAATGGGTGGCGCACAGCAATAATGGAAAGAAGATATAATAATAGAGCGGCTGATATTATCAGCGAAGAGGGTAGAATGATTAAGGGCTATGCTTCAACATTTGAATCTATGTATGAAATGTTTGAAGGATATAATGAAACTATAGCACGTGGAGCATTTGATGACTGCGATATGAGCGATGTTGTAGCTTTATTTAATCACGAAAGTGAGCAATTATTGGCTAGAACAAAAGATGGTAAAGGTACATTGACTTTAGCAGTGGATGATAAAGGATTGTATTTTGAATTTGAAGCATTAAATACTACAATGGGCAATGATGTTTTAGAAAATATTAAAGCAGGTAATATTCGTGGATGTTCATTTGCATTTACTGTAGCTGAACAAAAAGTAGAGGAATTTGCTGATGGATCAATGTTAAGAACTATTATGAAAATTGATAAGTTGTATGATGTTGGCCCTGTAGTTAATCCAGCTTATGAAGATACTGAAGTTGAAGCCTACAAAAAAAGAAGTAAAGAACTAATTATAAAAGAAGATACAAAAACAATAAACGAAAGCTATTATATAGCACAAAAATTTAAATTTAATTTAAACTAAAAAAACAAACAAAATAATGAAAAACTCAAGTGTTGAATTACGCCAATTACAAGCGTTAAAAAGAAACGAAGGTTCTGACTTAGTAGCTAAGGCAGAATTAGAAGGAAGAGAATTGTCTACAGTAGAATTAACTACTTTAAGATCAATTGAAACTGATGTAACTGCTTTTGATGCACAAATCAAAGATGCAGAATTAAGAGAAAAATTTGCTAAGTCAAATGTTGAAGGTAGAAAAACTGCTGAAGGTGATTCTAAAGAAAAAAGAGAAATTGCTAACTTTTCATTCGGTAAATTAGTACGTGAATTAAGTTTATCACGTGGTGATGAAAACGCAATCACAGGTCTTGAAAAAGAAATGTTACAAGAAAGTGCTAAAGAAAAACGTGCTTTAGGTTCAATGGGTGATGGTTTGTATTTATCAAACAAATTCTTAACTGTTGAAAACAGAACTATGAGCGCAGGTTCAGCTACTGCAGGTGGTAACTTTATTGCTACTGACAAAGTTGGATTCTTTGATGCATTGTATGCTAAAACAGTTTTACCTCAATTAGGTGCAATTAAATTAGAAGGCTTAGCAGCTAATACTGATTTAACTGGATTTAGTGCAGGTGTTACTGCAGGTTGGGCTACTGAAGTTGCTGATGCAAGTGCAGGAGATCCTACTACAGCAAGTCGTTCTATTTCTCCTAAGCGTTTAACTGCTTATGTTGATTTGTCTAAGCAATTATTGTTACAAGATAATTTCAGCATCCAAAACTACACAGTGCAATCATTTATGAAAGCTTTTGCAGTAGCAATTGAAGCAGCAGCTATTAATGGTTCAGGTTCAAGCGGACAACCAACAGGTTTATTAGGAACTAGTGGAATTGGATCAGTAGCAATCGGAACTAATGGTGGTGCGCCAACTTTAGCTAAGATTCTTGAATTAATCCAAGTTGTTGAAACAGCTAATGCAGGAATGAACGGCAAATTCTTAGTAAATCCTAAGGTTGTAGCTAAATTAAAGCAAACTGTAATTGATTCAGGTAGTGGTGCAATGATTATGCCTTATATGAACTACTTTATGGGCCAGCCTGAGCAAATCGCTGGTAAAGAAACTTACAGTACTTCAAATGTTCCTTCTACATTAACAAAAGGTTCAACTTCAGGTACTTGTTCTGCAATTATCTATGGTGATTTTGAAAACTTAGTAATAGGCCAATACGGTGGAATAGATTTAGTTATTGATCCTGCTTCACAAGCAATCGGTGGCAAAACTAGAATCGTAATGAGTCAATACGTAGGTGTTGCGGTTAAACAACCAGCAGCATTCGCAGCTATACTAGACGCAACAACTGTTTAAACAGTAAATTAAGCGTGATTGGAAGTAAGGGGGTTCAATTCCCCCTCACGCTTCAAATGGAAATACAATTTATAAAAAGCCCAGTAGGATTTGGTTTAGGCTATCATATTGGCGAAATAACTACAATAAACGAAAATCAAGCTAATGAATTAGTTGAATTAGGTTTTGCAGTTAAGATTGAAAAAGCAGTAAAAGTTGAACCAAAAACAATTAAAAAAGCAGTAAAGTAATTGGAAACATACGTAGTAATAACAGCACCAGCAACCGAGCCATTAACATTGGCAGAAGCTAAACTTCACTTAAGAGTAAATAACTCAGTTGAAGATGCGCTTATTACTGCATTAATTACTGCAGCTCGCCAATTTGTTGAAGGCTACACTTGGAGGCCATTAATGACACAAACTATTGATGTTGTATTTGATACTATCATTGATAAAACAATAATGATTAATAAAGCTCCAGTGCAATCGGTTACAAGTGTAAAGTATTTAGATTTAAATGGAACTGAGCAAACAATTAGTAGCACATTGTATGTTACTGATTTGCTTAATTCACCTTGTAGAGTAAAACTTGATACTATTCCTGTAATAAAAGATACATTAAATGCTTTTAAAATAAGAGTAGTTTGCGGTTACACAAGTGCTGCATTAATTCCACAAACTTATAAGAGTGCAATGCTATTAATTATTGGCCATTTGTACGAGAATAAGCAGCAAGCTCAATCACAAACATTAAGTGAAATTCCATTTGGAGTTTATACACTTTTAGATATAGAAAATAATAAATATAACAGATCAATATGATTAAGCAAATAGCAACACAAGGCGCAACAGTTACGCCAAGCGATACAACATTTTTAACTAATCCTGGTACTTTATACGTAGGTGTTAGTGGTGATTTAACTGTAATTCATTTTGATGATTATGCAGGTACACCAACTGCAGTTCTTTACAAATCAGTTCCTGTTGGATTCTTTCCAGTGGCGGTTCGTAGAGTAAATGCAACAGCAACAACAGCAACTAATATTATAGTAAATTACTAATGAATATTATTAGCGGTAAATTTGATATGACTTGTGAGCTATTTGCTCCAATTGTCACTACTGATTCAAACAGTGGTGAGGTTACACAGTCATATTCAGGAACTGCTACTGCTACTATATTTTGTTATGTAAATAATAGGGCAAATAATGAAGCTTTTAATGATATGCAGCGCCAATCAAATACAACTACAACAGTTGATTGTAGGTTTGGTGATATTGATGCATTAGGAGTTACTTTAAGTTGGTTAATGAAAGTTGAAGGTCAAACATATCAAGTTACGAGTGTAGTTGATGCGGTTGAATTTCAGCGCAGAACAGTAACAAGGTTAAGTGGAGTTGAAAGGATTGGATAATGGGAACGTTTCAAAGGCAAATAAGCAGTAGGCAAGATTCACGAAGGGGTGGTAAAAGCAGTGGTGCTATTCGTGTTTGGACTGAAAAAGAAGATATAGGTGGGTTGATTAGACAATTAAAATCGGTTACAGGAAATAATAATTATTTTTTTCATGATATAATAGCAAAAGCAGGTCAAGAAGTTGAAGCTTTAATGAAAAATCAAATTATTAGCAATGGAACTGTGGCAAGTGGAATGTTACGTGATTCAATTAGGACTTTTGTAAGTAAAAAAAATCCTAACTTTATTTGGGTAGGTCCTGATTATAGGATTTACAATGGTCAAGGCGGTGGTTATCACGCACATTTTATTGAGTATGGCACTAAAGAACGCTATATGAAAAAAGGTTTATTGGCAGGCGATTTTACTAGAAAAAGTGGTGGTTCGCAAAAATTTAAAGGGCCACATAAATGGAAACCTTATGCAGGAAAGTACACTGGGAGAATGAAAGGTGATAAACCATTTTTAAGACCAGTTCACGATTTATATGGCAATCAAATTTTAAAAATGATATACGAAGGTGCTCAATCAATAATATTTGAAGAGTGCGAAAAACAAGGAATAAAAATTAAGTAATATGAGTACATCAAACGCAGGAAACATAGTCTATAACAAATTAGTAAATACAGTTGCTGTAACTAATTTAGTAAGCACTAGAATTAGACCAATGCGAGCTGCTGACACTGATGTTTATCCTTATATTATTTACGAAAGTATAAGTAAACCAAGTTTGCAATCTAAAGAAGGTAACACTGGGTGGTATAAAATGAGGTTTCAATTAAGTATGCTTGCAACTTCATTAAGTTCGGTTCAATCCATTGCTGATGCAGTTAGAACGAGTATGGATGGTGCGAGTGGAACTATTGCAGGATTTACAGTTCAAAGGATTACATTTGAAGATGAACGTGATATATTCAATGATAATAGTGCGGTGGATGGAGTTTATATGTTACAACAAGATTATTACATAACAATACAATTATAAAAATATGGCAGTATCAGGAAATTATTTAGGATTATATGTTAATGGCCAAAGAATAGCATTAACAAAAAGCAATGATTTTGCTAGTAAAATGGCAATGATAGATATTACTACAAAAGATTCAAGTGGTAACAAAGAAGTTCAGCCTGGACTTAAAGAAGGATCTTGCTCAATGGAAGGAATTTGCACAAGTGGATTAACTAATTTATTACAATGGCCAGAGGCTTTTGATAATGCAATTTGGACAAAAGGCGGAACAGGGGCAATAAGTGGAACTAAGGTTGCAAACGAGAGTAATCAAATTTTAGCGCAAACTTATACTTTTGGAACAGGAACGCAAATTAAACAAACATTTGCAACAGCTCCAAGCGTATTGGCTATTGGTGATTCAGTTGTTTTTTCAATATCTTTAAAAGGATCAGGAACAGTAACTATACAAGTAGGCGATTCAGTAGGTAGCACAACAAGTTCAACCATTACTTTATCAAGCACTTGGACAAGATACGAAGCAGTTTATACATTAGCTTCTACTACTACAATATTTGCTGCAGTAAACAAAGTAAGTGCTACAACAGTTACTTTATTTGGGCCACAAGTTGAAGAGAACACAGTTGCAACTAGTTACAAAGGAAGTCAAGTAACTTTATTAGACTTGCAAACTATAGCAGAAGCAAAAACAAAAGTAACTTTATTATATTCAGATTTTTTAGCATTGGATTTTAAACAAAGTTATGAAGGTTATATATCTGATTTAACAATAAAAAGTTCTAATGATGAAGCTGAAACATTTAGTTGTTCATTTATGGGAACAGGAACACAAACAATAAGTAACGTATAAAAAATTAAATAAATATAACAATGGCATCAAATGGAAATAATGCAAGATTTACACTTGCTACAAAATTAATAAACCAAGTTACATCTGAAGACTTTGGTTTGAAATTGGCAATGATTGATATTACAAGCAAAACAAGTGCAGGTAATAAAGAAGTAATGCCAGGATTAAAAGAACGTACTGCAAGCGCAGAAGTAATATTTGAAACTAAGCCAGCAGGATCACCTGCCGATTTTTATTTCAAAGATGCTATTGATGCTTGGAACGCAGGAACTTTATTAGCTTTCACTTATTCTTTAAGTGCAACTGCAGGTGATATTAAGTTTAGCGGTTCTCTTTACATTTCAGATTGCTCAGTAAAAAGTGCAAATGATGACAAGATAACTTGTTCATTAACTTTCGCAATCACAGGTGCAGTAACAATCGGAACAGTTTAATTATGAACGCATTGAAAATGAAACACGTTAAGCAGCTTATGGAGTTGCTTAACGTGAAAAATGCAAGCGAATTATTGAGCTACATTTCAAGTTGTTTTGAAACTAAAAAAGTATTGTTTTCTGAATTAGATGAAACAATGCAAAAGGCTGTTTTAACTCAAAAAGAATATGCCAATGATGAAATAGTTGAGCTAAATGATTACGATCAAAATAAATATTGGAAATTTGTTTCTAGCTGCATTCAATTGAGTGAAGGATTAGGCGAAGTTGAAGCGGATGATAAAATAGAATCAATTAACGATTTGTATAAATTTGGTGCTGAATTTCAAAACGAAATTATCAAGCTTCAAACAATTGTAAGCCCAAACGAGATAACCACCAACTAACTAGCTTAATTGGTGGTGATTTAAGTTATGATGATGTAAAATCATTTGCTTATGGTATATTAGGCTGGAGTGAAACAAAGCTAAGTGAAGCTTCAATTGATTATTTTGTTTTTAGTTGCATTGGGTGGAAACATAATGACTTATGGAATACACAAACTACAAATAATTTAAATAAACGATTAGCTTATGCTTTTGCTGAAATCCAAACAGCTCAAAAGAAAATTGAAATTGAAAAATACTTCCAGTTATTTGAAGTAAAAGAAATTGATATAAAAGAAGATTTAAAAGATGCGAGCGGACATTTTCCGACTAATATATAATGGCAAAAAGTAGTAACAACATATTAGCGCTCGGAGTTGGATTAAATTTAGATCCATTAAATCAAGATATTGCCAATGCAGCTAAAACTGCAAAGGAAGGAATGGAAACTATTGGCGATTCAATAGCTGGAGCAGGTGCTAAAGCTGACAAGCCATTAAAAGAAACAAAGGATAAATTAGTTTCATTAGGCCAACAACTTCGCCAAGCTAGATTAGATGCACAACAACTTTCACAAGGTGGTAAGGAATTAGGCGATGCATTTCAAGCGAGTGTAGGTAAAGCAGCAGCACTAAAAGACCAAATACAAGCAGTTGACCAAGCTATTTTAGCAAATAGCACAACTATGAATAATGTTAGCCAACCTGCATTTACAGCACAAAAAACAGGCTTTAATGGTATGGCTATGTCAATAAATCAATTGACACGTGAAATGCCTGCATTTACTTATTCAATGCAAACAGGATTTATGGCAATTTCAAACAATATTCCAATGTTTGTTGACCAAATAAATATGGCAAAGCGTGCTAATATGGATTTAGTAGCAACAGGTCAGCCAGTTAAATCAGTATTTAGCCAAGTTGCAAGCAGTTTATTTTCAATGCAAACATTAATGGGTGTTGGTATTACTATTTTAACTGTTTATGGTGCTGAAATTTATAACGCTTTAGTTGGGCACGATAAAAGTGCAGAAAGCATAAAAAAAGAAGCAGAAGAGCAGAAAAATTTAGCAAATGCACAAGATCAAGCTTGGAACTCATTGGTTAGACTTAATAACGAAAGAGCTGATGCTAGTATTGCCCATAATTCAATTGTTGCATTATATACAAGAACTTTAAAAGATGGACTTGATAAAGATTTACAAAACAGTAAAATTGCCTTAGCAAATGAGCTTTTAAATAATCAAAAATCATATAACGAGCGAAAAATTAATTTTCAACAAGCAAATGAAGCGGAAAAATTAATTCGCGAATTTTATGCAAATGAAGCTATAAGAATTACTGATGATTTTAATAAAAAAGAAGCGGATAAATTAGATAAAGCAAATGCAGAAAAATTAAGAAAACAAGAAGCTTATTCAAAATATTTAATTGATTTAAACAAGTTTGAAACTCAACAAATTGCAGATGCAAATAAGTTGGCTGCTGACAAAGCAAAATTAGCACCAATGTTAGCAAGGTTGCAAACTCCAATGTTACCAGGATTAGGTGCAAGTGGATATGATTTTGGTAAAAGTAAAAAAGTTGATTTAACTTTAGGGTTTAGTATTGACCAAATAAAAATAGCTGCAGATATGGATATAGCAGCAAAAACAGTTACTGAAAAACTTAAATTTATAAATGGACAAATAAAAGCAATTGCAGTACCAGGAATAGTAAATGCATTAAGCGGATTAGGAGAAGGAATAGCAGGTGCTTTAAGTGGCGATAACGATCCATTTGAAGCTTTTGGAATTGGCTTAATAAAATCATTAGGCGCAATGGCTGTTCAATTAGGAACTCAATTATTATTAATTGGAGCAGGATTACAAATAGTACCAGGTTTACAATACAATGCTAGTTTATATATGCTAGGTGGAGCAGCGCTAATAGTAGCAGGTAGTGCTGTAAGTGGTTTGGCAGGTAGAAAATCACAATCAACTCCAACTCCAAGCGGCGGCGGCGGCGGCGGTGGTAACAACTCAAATCCATCTTTAAATTCAAATTACATTGGTGGTAATAATAGTGGTAAATTAGTTATTGAAGGATATGTTAGAGGCAATGATATAAACTTTGTGAATGGTAAGAGTGGAAGTAAAAACAATCGTAGTTTAAGATTTGGATAATGGGAGCAATAAGATATCAAACAAGCGGTTTTTCCATTGATGGAATTGAATATAGAATATCAATTTACGATAAGTCTTATAGTGGTGCTATTGTATCAGATTTTATTTTAGATTCAAACTTTTTTGAATTACGCTACGATAGTGGAGCTGATGAGAATTACAGCCCAATTATTGGAAGTGAATTAACTTTAAATATTGAATTATTTAAAAGCCCTGCAAGAAACGATACAACATTATTTACATTTTTAAAAAATATGATTGCGCAAAATAGCCAAACATATTATATTATAATAGAAGAAAAAGTAAGTGGATCTTATGTTAATTATTGGCGTGGGAATGTGGTGCAAGACCAAAGCACTTGGAATAACGATGCACTGGAAGGCGGAAAGAGTTTTAAAGTTACTGCAAACGATTTTTCTTTTTTAAAGGAATTACCATTTGATTTATTAACACCAGGAACAGTTGGAGAATATCCATTGCGCTCAATGATGAATGCGGCATTAACAAAGCTTGGTATTTATGATGATTTTAGTGGTGATATTTTGTATTATTTCCTACATAATATAAATTGGTATGAAACAACTATTCCTTTATTGGATAGACCAAATACTGATATACTTTATTCAATACTAACTAAAGATTCAAATTTTACTGAATTAAACGAAGATCAAACTCAAAACACAATTAATTACATTGAAGTTTTAAAAACTATTTGCGTAATATTTGGCTGTAGGTTAATCCAAAGTAATGGTAAGTTTTGGGCTATACAAATGGCAAATTATGCTAACACAACTAGCAAATTTTGGCAGCGTGGAATTGATAATAATAATAATACAATAGTAACTGTAAGCCCACGAGTAGCAGTAGACAATACTTCAGGGCCATTAAAGATATTAGAAGGTGGAAGCTATACTGGTATTAGACCATATTATACTGTATTTGTTGAAAAGCCACGTTTAAACAATTTATTAGTTCCTGAAAATAAACGTGATGTTGATGCTTCTACACAAATGGAAGCAACAGTAACTGCAATTGATGTTTTAGGTGGTCAATCAAATAAATTACAAGTTGTTTTTGATACACAAGCATTTACTTATTTTAATGGTGCAGTTGGGTTTGTGGACGGAACTTATATAGCAGGCGGAACAGGTATTGGGAAGCAAAGAATACCACCTAATAATTTTGTTAGTACTGATGTTTATGTAAGAATTAGAATAAAAGTTAAAGGAACAGGAACGTATTATTATTTAGCAAATTCAGGCGGTAGTTATGTTTGGACTACAACAGCATCGGCAGTTCAATTAAATTATCCTGTAATAAAGAATTTTGATGGTATTTTAGCAGGAAGTTTAATAACTGCGGTTTTACCTGCATTTACTTTTGATGAATTATTTGTATATGTTTATCCGTATTTTAGTGGATATTTATCAAACGGAACTACATTTGCTCAAGGCCCAGCTTATTTTAAAGGTACATTTTCTTGTTTATTTTTAGAAAAAGGAATGGAAGGTGATAACACTGTTTATAGAGCAACTATAAGCCCAAAGCCATTTGATCCAACTGAAAAACAATTAGAAAAAGTTTACTTATACGATAATCAAAGAGGTGGCGCAAAAGGATTGATGACTGTTAACTATGGTACAAATCCTGCTACACGTGATTGGATTAGTGGGCTTGCAATTGGATCAACATTTTATTTATTGGAATTAGCTGTATTAAATGCATTGGCGCAAAATAGAGCGGTAAAAGAAATTATTACAGCAACTATTAAAGGTAATTACTATCCACATCAATTATTGACTTATGATAGTAAGCAATGGCATTTAAAACAATGTACTTACAATGCTGGTTCTAATCAATGGAATGGCGAATGGTGGGAGCTTCAATATGATGAAACAAATATAACAACAGTAGCAAATGAGGCTGATGGCGATTGGACTGATACAGTATTAATAGGATAGAATATGACAGACTCACAAAGAATATCAAAATTAGAACAGCAAGTTGCAGCTTTAATAAACGAAAATAAATATACTTATAATTCAATTATGAGTGCTAATGGCGTGGCTGCAAATAACAATAGATTTACAAATAATTTTATAGATTTATTTTTGCCTTATTTACCATTAATTGCTAAGTTAGATGCACCATTAGCCAGTGGAGCTGCAATAAGTACATTGACTTGTTCAAGTAGTTTATATAACTTAGATAATAATGATAAATTTGTATTGATAAATATAGCAACAGGTACAAGCTTTAATTTGGTTGCTAATGGTGACAGTGCTGCAGGATCAACTACATTAACATTTGATTCAATTACACCAACTGAGGAAATAGGCACAAATAGTTTAATTATGTTCAAAATGCATAGGGATAACGGCTCACATTTTATAAAGATTGATAGCTAGTTACATAAAATAATAATAATATAAATAATATTGCAAAACAATGAGTAATAGAATAGGAATTGGAATAGATGTATTTGGAGCTGGCATTGATGCGGATGCCCAAACTATTTACAATCGTATAATAGTAGATGGTGGGGTGTCTAACTTAACACGATTAAACTTTTTTGTTAAAGGTTTAAAAACTATTTATGGCGATTTAGCAAACGTGCCTGTGTGTTACGATGCTCATTGGATTGGTTATAAGTTAGGCAGTGGAACAGGCGCAACAGCAGGACAAGCAGCAGCGAAATTATATAGTTTAACAGTAGCAGGAGATGCAGTACAAACAACAGCAGCAAGTCAGCCATTGTTATTAGCGCATAATGGAGCAAGTAGTGATAATTATTATCAAGGAGTTAATGCAGCAGGAAATTATGTAGGCACAAGTGCAACAGTAACAGCACCCACTCAATTAGATGTAGTTGCTTATGTAATTGCATCACCTGCTCACGTAAATTCAACTACAATAATTTCTAACGATGGAACTGCAAGAAATTTTGTATTTAATTGCGTAGATGTAACTCTTGGCACTTTACAATTAAGAGCAGGAACACCACTTACAAGTTATAATTCAACTGTTGGTGTAGGTAATTTTAATAATTATACAGGTTGGATAAGAGCTACATATAACCAAAATGGAATAAATGGTGATGTGACATTCTTTACATCAAGCGACAGTCCAACAACTAATTATAATTCATTAAATTGGACACAACTTGGTAGTATTGTAACAAGCGCAAGTACAGGTCTTCAAACAGGCACAAGTTCTATAC